GCCCTACCCTGATGATTTTGAACTGACAACAGGATCAAAGGCATTTGTAAATGTACTGCTAGATCCCTACTCTTTCTCTGGTGGTACTGGTGTTGGTATACGTCCTAAAGGTTTCTTTATTACGCACCTGGCTCCCAAAATGGAGCGCAAGGAAACAACAAATCCACTAGATCAATTCTCTGATTTAGTGCCATCTAACGGCTTTGAAGATCTTGCAGCTAAACCTAAAGCAGAAGCGCCTAGCCCTTTTGCTACTGAAGCTCCCAAAACAGAGACAGTCATATCAGGTGAGCAATCAATAGAAGTTCCAGTAGGATTAGAAGTAAACACTCCTTCTCAAGATTTTGACGATGAGATTCCGTTTTGAGATGGAAGACTATCCCAAAGCAACATGGTCTGAATGGTCAGAGCGCATAATCACACGCTATGATCTAAAGAAACAAGGTAACGAGTGGCATGGTGCATGCCCCTCGTGCGGACACAATGACTGGCCATCAACAAGATTCTGGATAAACCCATCCTCAGATGGCTTGGTTAAGTTCCAATGCAGACAATGCCAAAGCTTTACAGATATTGTGAAGGTGCTCGAGCATGACGGATGTTGGCCTCTATTAAACCAACAAAGCAATGTTGTGCCCATCCAATCTGCAATGCCCGGACAATTTGATGATCTCACGCCATACCATACTAAAAAAGGTGTGGAGCTCATTGGAGCATCACTTGAGGGGATAGATGTAGTTGTGCCTCTGTTCAACACTAAGCAACAACAAGTGGGCAGTCAGACTATTAAACCAGATGGGCAAAAACGCTTCAATAAGGGATTAAAAAAGGATTCTGGAGTGTTTGGTGTAGTAGGAAAGTTTAACCCAACTAATCCAGGTAAAGTCTGGATAGCAGAAGGATGGGCCACTTCGGTCAGCGTCCACATGGCTCTTAATAAAGCACAACCTGTTATCTTTGCCCTGGATAAATCGAATTTAGCTCCAGTGTGTGAGGCTCTGGCTTTAGAGTGGCCTTCAATAGATATCTACATTGCATCTGATAATGACGCTAATGGCGGTGGGCAGGAAGCCGCAAAGAAAACTGGTAAACCTTACGCAGTGCCCAAAGCAAAGGACACAGATTGGAACGATGTCCACCAATCTCTGGGGCTAGATCACGTTTCAACCGGGCTGAGAAAACTCATCACACCCCAATCCATTATGGATGAACTGGTGTGGATCAATGACGCGCAACCTGTACTCAAAAGCAATTACCTCATTAAAGGATGGCTAGGCAAAGAACAAATGTGCGTTGTCTATGGGCAATCCAATGTAGGTAAATCCTTCTTCACGCTTGATATGGCGTACCATGTAGCTGCCGGAAGGGATTGGCATAACCATAAAGTCAAACAAGGTGTTGTGCTCTATATGGCCGCAGAAGGTGGCGTTGGATATCTTAACCGAGCAAGAGCAATACAAGATCACTATGATGATGAAGATGTGCCATTAGCAATACGTCCTTGCCCTATCAATCTACTAGATCCCAACGCAGATATACCCAAACTGTTTACCCTCATTGATATGGTCAAAGAACAATATGGAGAAATCCAACTCATCATCATTGATACATTATCGCGAGCCCTTGCCGGGGGAAACGAAAACGCACCAGAAGCAATGACCGCATATATATCATGTAGCGATATGTTACGCGACCATGCGCAATGCACAGTCCTTACAGTGCATCACTCAGGTAAAGCTAATGATGGTGCTAGAGGACACAGTTCACTCAGAGCTGCCACTGACACAGAAATAGAACTTGCAATAGATGAACACTCAAAGATCCGCTTTGCCAAAGCTACCAAACAACGTGAGATAGCATCTGATGATGAGTTTGCCTTCGAACTCAACACAGTCACGCTTGGCATTGATGAAGATGGCGATGAGGTAACAAGTTGCTACATCACACCTGTTGATGAAGAACGCCAAAGAGAAGCCAGAACTAAACTCAACCCAAACGAAAAGATTGTCATTGAATGCTTCACACAACTCCAAGGTGAGAAGATTGGCAAGGAATGTCCAAGCGGTGCCGGTTGGCCAGAAGGTGGAACAAGATGGATCATTTCAGATGGTGATCTTCGCAATCACTACTATGGGAAAAAGTCAACAACCAACGATCGACAGTCCTACTCACGCGCAGTTAAAGGGCTCGTTGGGAAGGGTGAAATGGCAATAAATGAGGGATTTTACTGGTTGTTACGCAATGAGCACAAAATAAGGCAAACGTAACATGGTGTACCAAAAACACATAATAGCTAACCTACTCAAAGCATTACATAAAACAATGCAAGTGTTACGCTTTGTTACGCTTTGTTACGGCAAATGTTACATGGCAATGCAGTGTGTAACGACTGTAACGAATCCCTTAAGGGATCGTTACTGTTACGCATGCGAAGTGGTACGCTAAGATGATCACTTTAGAAGATCTCAAAAGAATAGCATGGAAAGCTCCAGATTATTCAGATCTGAAGGAAAAAGATTTCCTCAAGATCCTAGATGAAATCACAACACTTGATGAACTGGAAGGAATAGCTAACAGAAAGAAACATCTCAAGGAACATCAGTTGAAGAGTTGGAATGATTGGCAGCGTGAAGCCATCATCAATCGCAAGTTGGAACTTGAAGATGAAAGAGGATGATCTGAAGAACAAGATGATGGTATTTGAAAGAGAACGTGCAAGGCTTGGCTTCCGGGCAGCGCTACCAGATGACAAGAAGAAGCGTAAGTGGAGAGAACCACTAACAAGATACGAATTGCACATCCTGACATTTCTCAGAGATCAGGGAGACATGAGCCTAGATGATCTGGCTGGTGCAATGGATGAGACAAAGCAAGAGATGATAACCCAAATGCAATACCTGATTGATCGTGACTATGTGAAGGTTGTGAGTGATCGGGGCTTTGCAAGATACAGAGCAAGGACAAAAGATGAAATACAAAACAATATTTGAAAGATGCCATAACATTATCCAGGACAGAGAAGATAGCTATGGCGATGCTCGCCCTCTTCATCAATCAATAGCAAAGCGTTGGAGCTCTGTTCTCAATGGTAAGCTAAGAGCTGATATTGATGAGGTTGATGTAGCTCGCATGATGGGTGAACTCAAAGCTGCACGCATGGATCACACTGGGTTTCATGAAGATAGTATCCTTGATCAGATGAACTACTTGGCAATAGCTTACAGACTTCAAAGAGATGACGAGTAATTTAGGTTGATGCAATGAATTGTAGTAAACTCATAGGTGATAGATCTCGCTTCTATCTACACTGCTTAACGCCATCTTCCTCCCGTTTTGGCGTTACCTCTGGCGCTTGTAGTGTTGCCTGTTTCTCAACCAATTCCGAGGCACCGCAAGCGCCACTTTTTAATATGAAGCACTGGTGGAGATACATCAGCCTCGCGCGTGCGCGCGCGAGGGCAGTTTTACCAGGGAAATGTGCATTAGATACGCATAATACGGATTATGTTAAATATCACGTCGATATGTTGTACCCAAAGCACTGCATAAATCTATATGCTGATCAGGTACAAGATGCTGTGCTTTGGGTTGCCCAAAAGCTCCGGAAAATGGCAAAAAACCCCCCCCGGGGCCTCCAACAAGACGGGGGAGTGCTTGTGCTAGTTCACACACAGTCTGCGCCTAATTTTGCCCCCCACCCCATGTTTGTTTTAAGTTAACTTTAAGGAGAAAAAAAATGGCAGGTCGACCCAAGAGGAAGCGCGTTTTATTGGAACTTGAGAAGCGTGGCGGAGAAGATTACCTCAAGCAGTATTTATTATCTGGTGGCACTATTCTGAAGCTTGCCAAGGATCTTGATATAGATCGCGGTTATTTGCATCAGTTGCTCACCAAGCATGAGACTTATGGTAAAGCTATTGAGGCTGTGCGTGAGGACGCTGCAGATGCGCATGCAGAGATGGGCAATGAGGTAATGCGTCGGTTGCGTCAGGAGCGCAAGAACGAGCGCATGAATGCAGATCCAGGGAGCAAGCAATCTGAGATTAGTGCTATTGATGTATCTATTGCGCGTGAGGAAGTGGCGCAGCATCGATTTATTGCGTCTGCTTGGAATCAGAAGCGGTATGGCGCCAGAGCCAACCAAACGTCAGTTACGTTAAATCTGGGTGATATGCATTTGGATGCTTTGCGTAAGACTAAGCTTGTGCAGGACTCCACTAAGGTTATTGATCATGAAGAGTGAAAATTTTTTTGAGGAGTTTGTTGAGGCTTATGCGGATGATCCTGTGCGTTTTGTGCGTGAGATGTTGGGTGCAGAGCCATTTGATTATCAGCAAGAGTTTCTGGAGGCGTTAGCTAAAGGCACCCGGAAAATGAGCGTCAAGTCCGGGCACGGAACTGGAAAATCAACAACTGCGTCCTGGGCGATGCTTTGGTTTCTACTATTGCGTTTTCCAAATAAGGTTGTTGTGACGGCTCCAACGTCTAGCCAGCTTTTTGATGCGATGTATGCAGAGTGTCGTCGATGGGTAAATGAGCTTCCCAAGGAGTTGCAGCAATTATTGAATGTGAAATCTGACAGAATAGAGCTTGTGAGCGCCCCTAGTGAGGCTTTTATTTCGTGTAGAACTGCTCGCGCAGAAACCCCGGAGGCACTGGCAGGCGTACATAGTGATCATGTCTTGTTGATTGTTGATGAGGCATCAGGCGTTCCAGAACAGGTATTCGAGGCGGCGGCTGGATCTATGTCCGGGCATAGTGCTACGACATTGATGTTATCTAACCCAACGCGGTCCAGTGGTACGTTTTTCGAGAGTCATAACCGTATGGCAGATAGTTGGTGGACGCGGACATGGAGTTGCATAGATAGTCCATTGGTGAGTGATGAGTTTGTTGATGAGATGCGTTTGCGTTATGGCGAGGAGTCTAATGCGTTTAGGGTTCGGGTTCTTGGGCAGTGGCCATTGGCCGATGACAACACAATTATTCCATTTCATTTAGTTGAAGCTGCGCAGCATAGAGATGTTGAAGTTTATGAAGATGGCAAAATTGTCTGGGGGATTGATATAGCGAGGTTTGGGAACGATGCAACTGCGTTATGTAAGCGCCAGGGCTCAGTAATTACAGAAGTCAGATCATGGCGTGGTTTGGATTTAATGCAGACTTGCGGGCGTGTTGTGGCAGAATATAATGCTTTACCCCCTAGCAAGAGGCCTTCTGAGCTCTTGGTGGATTCGATTGGGCTCGGCTCCGGGGTGGTGGACAGGTTGCGCGAGTTGGACTTGCCAGTGAGGGGCATAAACGTGTCTGAGAGCCCATCAATGGGTGATACCTATATGAATTTGCGTTCAGAGCTTTGGTTTAAGGCAAAAGCGTTTTTGGAGGAGCGTGGCTGCAAAATTCCTAAAGATGATCAGCTTTTATCTGAGCTAACGTCTGTGCGTTATAGTTTTACGTCTAGTGGTAAGATGAAAGCAGAGAGCAAGGACGAGATGCGCAAGAGAGGCTTGGGCTCCCCGGATTTAGCTGATGCATTTTGCCTTTGCATGGCGTCTGACGCTGCTACAGCGCAGTCTGGGAGCTTCCAGAACTGGCGAGGAGAGCTGCGTAGGAATTTGCAAGGTATTGCATAGAATTTAGGCTCTATCCCCTGCCCTATGTTATGATTTTTACAAATCATATGGAGGGTTTTGTATGCCACATGTAGGCGGAAAAAAATATTCTTATACCAAAAAAGGTATGGCTATGGCTAAGAAAGCTGCCAAAAAATCTGGCAAAAAAATGGTTAAAAAGAAAAAGTAATGGCTAGTAAACCCGGATTATATTCCAACATCCAAGCTAAAAGGCGTCGGATAAAGGCCGGCAGTGGAGAAGTCATGCGCAAGCCAGGGAGCAAAGGTGCTCCCTCTGCCAAGGCTTTTAAGCAAAGCGCATTAACTGCCAAAAAGAAACCTGCCAAGAAAAAGAAAAAGTAATGCCAGCTAAACGTAAAGTTTCACCAAGTAAAAAATTTGCTGATGGCACAACTTACAAAGATAGCCAGGGTAAAACGCATCGACGTGTATCATCTCCGGGCACAAAAAGAGGCAAAGCTTATTGCGCTAGAACAGTAAGTCAAAAAAGAACGCCAAAAGTAAAGGTGCGCCGCAAAGCTTGGGGTTGTAGCGGTAAAAATAGCGTTAAAAGGTAGGCAGCGCAAAAATGAGTAATGTTTTTGATTTCATACAGGCAAAAGATCCCAGGTATAGTAATCCTTTGTTTAATTTTTTTAACGCTGGGCAACAACGGCGGCAGAATTTAAATAATTTATTTGGAGAAATTGGGGACACATTAAGTCAGTTTGTGAGCCCCAGAGGCAGGGATCAAATTGAGTCATATGGTAAGTTATTCAATATGATAAACCCTGTCACTGCGGCAGGACAGTCGATCAGCAACATGCAGCAAGGCAACTATGGCAGTGCTTTCATGGATGTTGCTGGTTTTGCAGTGCCAACTGCTATTGTGGCTAAGTATGGGGGCAAGACTGCTGTAGATGCTGCCAGATATTTATCTGAATCGTTGGCATTAACTGGCGGTGGCATGAGAGACATTAGCGAAAATGTTTATGAGCAAGTCATTGCCAGAATGAACCAACCCGGAGAAATGCCAGTTGTTGGATCTAACCTAGGTAATGTTGGGCATAATCAGGGGCCACCATTAGAAATAGAAAGACCAGTAATTCCTGAGTATTCACCAAGTTTAAAAGCTGCAACTGAGTTACCTCAAGAAAAAGGTACATATAACCAGATGCGCAGTATGTTGCTTAAACGAGGCGCAAAAGAAGAAGAACTTGAGTGGAGTGCTTTCGACAAATATTTTAGAGATAAAGATCAGGTATTTAAGTCAGATATAATTGATTATCTGGAGAAAAATGCTGGCAGTAATATGATTGATGAAGTTTCTAAAACTGCCAAAGGCATTTTGGATGAAGATAGCTTTATGGATCGTTATGAAATGGTTAATCGATACGTTGAGCAAAATACTGATGAACGTGCAAAAGAATTATTAGATATTGTTAGGCATCAACATTTAGAAGATCCAGCAGTTAGACAAAACAATTATAAAATTTTTAAAGCAAATGAGCTTGAAAAAGATCAATTTGAGGAATTAGCAGATTATCATGGTTTCCCTGGCGTTTGGAATGATGAAGATCAATTAGATAATTTTAGAACTTATTTGACTGAGGAATTTGAAGGTCCAGAAACATATGTAAAGTTTGATGATGGCGTAGGCCGTACTGCACAAGGTAGTGCCAGATATCCTGCTTTTTTCAGAGCTATTAAAGATAAAGACGCAGCCTTAGATGAGATTATGGATGAATACGATGCGCGCGGCGAGGCAATGCTCGAATTAGAAGCCTATGCAGATGAACTGGACGTTGTAGATCTACGAGAGCAAATTGGTTTAGGTCCTGTTGTTGATTCAGAACAAATGAACATGCCAGAATTTGCAAACTTTTTTACAAAAGGCGCAGAAGATTACACAAGAAGGACTTATGCTTATCAAGATCCAGAAGGATTAAGAAGAGGTCCATTTGCAACACACACAAATGAACATTGGGACGAAACAGACGTGATGGTGCATACCCGTGTGGGAAAATTTCCGTTATTGAATGAAAGTGGATCTGTTTATCATGTTGGTGAAATCCAATCAGATTTTGGGCAGGATATTCAAGCAAATTTAAAACCACAAAAAGAAGCTATTAGAAAATATGAAGAATTAATAAAACAAAATGATTTGACTGAAAAAGAAGGATTGTTCAGCTCTTCTTTTAGTGATCCAGAAGTTTTGAAAGAACATTATAGAACAGTTCAAAATTCAAACAAATCAAATCTAGCGTTTGCTAAAAAACAATTAGAAAGAAAAAAATCAGCAACCAAAGATGAAGTTGATATTTTAAGCAATAGAAGCATAGCTGTTGATGAAGAATATGAAATTGTAAGAAGCGCAGAAAAGTTTTTAGAAAATAATTACAAGCAAATAGAAAGCGCAAGTTCAAACCCATATGCTTTAGTTGAGTACAACAAAGACTTATCTAATGACATGTATGATTGGAAATTTGGGCAAGGAAAATATGAAGAAAGCAGAAGAAATTCTCGTCTTCCTATACCAGATGAAACTCAAGTTTCTGAAAGAAATCGTGGCAACGCCAAAGAAATTTTAGAGGGCATTGATCTTTTTGAGTATCTGACAGACAAAAATGTGAATACGCCATTGGCAAACTCATTTAGACAACAAAAGTTTGAAGGTGAGAATGTTTTAGAAGCCTATTCAAAAATAAAAGCAGATATTAAAAAAGGAAATGATTTACGAACAGGCGCAAGAGATTTATCTGGAGCTCCTTTAGTTAGTAGCACCAATAAATGGGTGGATTTTGCTTTACGCAAGGAACTGCGCAACGCAGTAGCTTCTGGCAGTGATTACATGACTATTGGTAGCCCGGATATGGTTAAACGCATGACAGGCGGTAACATAGAAGGTCAAAAAGAGTTTTACGGTAAAATTGTTCCAAAGCGTTTAGAAGAATTAATTAAAAAATTTGATAAAGACGCAAAAGTTGAAGTTGTTGAGATCCAAACAGCCTTTGATAAAAATATGGTAGAAGATAGGCCAGAGGCACAAGGGCAATGGAAAGTTTTAGGCGTAAAACTGACTGATAAGCTTGTGAATGCAATGGCAGACAAAGGCATGCCAATTTTTGGCTATCTACCGGGCGCAGTGGGTGTAGGTGGCGCAGGCGTTTTAGCATCACAAGCAAGCCAGGAAAATCAGCCAGGCGGCGTATTAAATCAATTTTAGGGGTTAAGATATGGCAATTACCAATTACACAGAATTGAAATCTACAATAGCTGATTGGCTTAACCGAGATGATTTAACATCAGTTATTCCTACATTTATTTCTCTAGCAGAGCATCAAATGGAACGCTCTGTAAGGCATTACAAAATGATTGTCAGGAAAGCTGCCTTACTTGATACACAATACACAGATTTACCTAATGATTGGCTAGAAACTATTAGAGTGCATTTAACTTCTGGCGATACTCATCGATTAGAGCTTGTTAGCTTGGATGACATGGTGGAGCTTAGAGAAAAAAGTGGAAACACTGCCGGGCGTCCAAGATATTATGCGCATATTGGTGACACTATTGAGGTCTACCCTACTCCAGATTCATCTTATGATATTGAACTGATGTATTATCAGAAAATTTTCACGTTAAGCACTGGAAACACTTCTAACTGGTTGTTGGATAGAGCTCCTGATGCTTATTTATACGGCGCTCTTTTAGCAGCTTCTCCTTATCTTTCAGAGGATGAACGCATCGAAGTTTGGGGAGGTTTATATTCTTCCGCTATAAACGCATTAAACAATACCAGTGATGCAAGTCGAGATAGTGGATCTGGGTTAAAAATGAGATTTGTTAGTCATTGAGAAGGAGCTACTAAATGGCATCATTTACTAAAGTAAACGACTTTGTGGTCAACTTGGCCAATGCAATGGATATGAATGCTGACACGTTCAAAGTTGCATTATCTAATACAGACCCAACATCAGGAACAAACGCTGCGGCTGATGGTAATGGTGTTTTAGCAAACTGTACTGAAATAAGTTATACCAATTTATCTGATAGAACGTTGGCAAACGTAACAAGCGCACAGACAAGTGGCACATACAAGCTTTCAGCTGATGATAAAGTGTTAACTGCTTCTGGCGGATCAGTTGCAGCGTTTAGATATGTGATAATTTACAATGACACACCAACTTCCCCGGCAGATCCACTTGTGGGCTATTACGACTATGGATCAGCATTGACGCTAAACGACGGTGATACATTTACAATCGACATTGGCACAAACGGTATTTTAACGCTGACATAGAGTAGGAGATCATCATGGCAAAACTTTTTAACAGGGCCAAGATGAATACCTCCACTACGGGGGCTGGAACCATTACCCTGGGCAGTGCCGAAACTGGCTTCCAATCCTTTGCTGATGCAGGAGTAGCAAATAGCGATGTTGTTCAGTACGTCATAGAAGATGGCTCTAGTTGGGAAATAGGAACAGGAACTTATACTGCTAGTGGTACAACATTAACGCGCTCTCCTAGCGAAAGTAGCGGTGGCGGTAGTGCGTTATCTCTCAGTGGCAGTGCAAAAGTTTCTATTACTGTCATTGCTGATGACTTCAAAAAGCTACAATTAGCAGGAGCTACAAAGGCAGAAGCAACTTCTGGCGGCTTGGATGTTACTGGGAATATTGTTGTTAGTGGCAATGTTGACGGTAGAAATGTTGCCACTGATGGCACTAAATTGGACGGCATCGAGGCAAGTGCGGATGTAACAGATACAACAAATGTTGTGGCGGCTCTTACGGCAGGAACAAACGTTACCATTGCAGGGGATGGAACAATAAGTTCAGCGCACCCAAATATTTCGGCGGCAAGTAGTTCTGATAACTCTGGCAGAACGTATATACAAGACATAACCTTAGATAGTGATGGTCACGTCACTGGAATTGCAACTGCTACTGAAACGGTAACGGATACAAATACAACGTATTCAGCAGGGAATGGTTTATCATTAAGCGGTACTCAATTTCTAATGTCTGGTTCTTATTCTGGAAGTTTCACCGCAAGTGGTAACGTCACAGCTTATTCAGATGAAAAACTAAAAGACAATATTGAGCCAATAGAAAACCCCATTCAAAAGCTTAAAGCTATTCAAGGAGTTACTTATAATCGTAACGACATAGAGGGTAATCCGCGACATACTGGTGTTGTTGCTCAAGAAGTTGAAAGAGTTTTGCCAGAGGTGGTTATGACTAATGATGACGGAATAAAAACCGTTGCTTACGGCAATATGGTTGGCTTGCTAATCGAAGCCATAAAAGAGCAACAAGATGAAATTGAGCGATTAAGAGCGAAAATTGAGGGTTAAATATGACATTACAAAGCAGTGGAGCAATATCACTAGCCAACATTGCATCTGAATTTGGTGGCTCTGCACCTCACTCTTTAAGCGAATATTACCTAGGCCATAGCGGAATACCTTCAAGCGGCACAATAAGTATGAACCAGTTTTACGGTACAAGCGCACCATCTTATGTTGCTGCTTCTGGTGGAAGTGTTTCAACAAGTGGTGTTTGGAAAAGGCATTATTTTTATAGTTCTGGTTATTTCTATATATCAAACGCAGGAAATGCGGCAGGGTCAAATAGTGTTTATGCTCTTATAGTTGCAGGCGGTGGCGGTGGCACTGGTGTTGGTGGCGGTGGCGCAGGGGGCTATAGATACTTAAATTTTGGTGTTGGAACAGGCAACTATTACGTCACCGTTGGTGGTGGAGGCGCAGGGCGATATTCTAACTACAATACAACAACAGGTGGAAGCGGTGGCAATAGTTCATTTTATGGCTATACATCAACTGGAGGCGGCGGTGGAGCAGCAACCGA